AAAAATAAAAATATAGAGTATAAGGCGTAAACCGTAACCGTAACATACCGTAACCAGTAGAAAAATAAAGCGTTTTATGATTATACGGTTACACTTAGAACCGTAACCATGAAAGGATGTGTGATAGATGAATGATAAAAAATTGACTGCAAAGCAGTATTTAGACCAGTTACGGGTCATTGATACGAAAATCAATCAGAAAATGGAAGAACTTGCTGACCTGATGACTGCTGCAACCAGTACCGGGGCAATAGATTATTCAAAGGACAGAGTGCAGACCAGTCCACAGAACGCACAGGAAAATAGAATCTGCAAGTATGTTGACCTTGATGCTGAAATCAACAGGGAAATTGATGAATTTGTTGACATAAAGCACAGGGTTACAAAGGAAATTCAGGAATTGAATGTTGATTATTACATCAAGATTTTGTTCAAGGTGTATGTGCAGTATAAGACAGTAAAGGATGCAGCGAATGAAATAGGTCTGTCATATCAGTATGTGCGTGACCTACATAAAAAGGCATTAGAAGCCTTTGAAGAACTGCATACTGATTTGCATTATCTGACATAAAACCTACAACATTATGCAAAATTCATACAGTTATCAATATTGATTTCACCGAATATAGCGTGTATAGTAAATGGTGAAAATTTAGGGTTACAAATAACCGTTTAGGTTATTTGTAATCTTATTTTTTGCAAAATTTTTTGCCAAATACTGACCCGTGAAAGGTGCTAAAAACTCCTACTTTCAGGGGTTTTTGATTAGATTTTTGAAGGAAAGAAGGTGTTGTTGATGGCAAAAAAGGCAAAATTAACTGAAAAGCAGCAGCGTTTTGTTGATGAATACCTTATTGACCTGAACGCAACACAAGCTGCTATTCGTGCGGGATATTCAGTAAAAACAGCCAATGAACAGGGTAGTCAAAACTTAGCAAAACTTAGTATTCAACAGGCTATTGCTAAACAGATGGCAGAACGGTCAAAAAGAACAGGTATAAATCAGGACAGGGTTGTTTTAGAACTTGCCAAGATTGCACTTGTGAAAATGACTGATATTGTTGACAGTCAGGGCAGAATCAAATCAGATGCTTCACCTGATGACCTTGCTTGTATCGAATCGGTAAAGTACAAGGAATCTGAAAGTGATACCGGGTCAAGCGTTGAAAGAGAAGTCAAGATTGCTTCTAAACTGAAAGCACTGGAACTGTTAGGTAAGCATTTGGGTATGTGGAATGACAAACTGGATGTGAATATTACACAACCTATTGTCATCACTGGTGAAGATGCCCTTGAAGATTAAGGCGGTGATTTCCTATGATGAAGAATAGGATTTCATCACAATATGTTTTTGGTTATCAGAAGTTCATTCTGTACCCGGAAGATTACAAGACCACAAAGTCAGGAAAGAAGAAGGTTTCACTTCCTGAATTAGTCGGCAAGGGTTACGGTACTTTTTGGCGTTGGAAGGGCAGATATAGAGTATGTAAGGGTTCACGTGCATCCAAGAAGTCAAAGACAACTGCACTTTGGTATATCACCAACATAATGAAATACCCGGATGCAAACGCCCTTGTTGTCAGGAAAACATTCAGAACACTGAAAGATTCCTGTTTCACTGAATTAAAATGGGCGATTCACCGACTTGGTGTTGATGCCTTTTGGGAAATCAAGGAATCACCCCTTGAAATGACCTATAAACCAACGGGTCAGAAGATTTATTTCAGGGGTCTTGATGACCCGCTGAAAGTAACTTCCATCACAGTTGATGTTGGTTGCTTGTGTTGGATGTGGATTGAAGAAGCGTATGAAATCAGTTCAGAAGATGATTTCAATATGCTTGATGAATCAATTCGTGGTGCAGTGCCGGAAGGTTCAGGTTTGTTCAAACAGATAACCTTGACTTTGAACCCTTGGAATGAACACCACTGGATAAAGAAACGCTTTTTCGACAACCCGGATGATGAAACCCTTGCAATGACAACCAACTATAAGTGCAATGAATGGTTGGATGCTGCTGACTTAAAGGTTTTTGAAACCATGAGAAAGCAGAACCCAAGGCGTTACAAAGTAGCGGGTCTTGGTGACTGGGGTATTGTTGACGGTCTTGTATATGAGAACTGGGAAGAAAAGGCGTTCAGCATTGATGAAGTCAAGGCAATAAAAGGGGTCAAGTCAGTATTTGGTCTTGACTTTGGTTATACCAATGACCCCAGTGCTTTATTTTGTGGGTTTATTGACCAAGCAAGCAAAACCATTTGGGTTTTCGATGAAATGTATAAACCCGGCATGAGTAATGAAGCTATTGCTGATGAAGTGCAGCGGATGGGTTATGTAAAAGAAAAGATAACCGCTGATTCTGCTGAACCAAAGAGTATTGACCGCTTGCGGGAACTGGGTCTGAAAGGAATCAGGAAAGCAAGGAAGGGCAAGGACAGCATCAACAACGGTATTGACTTCATTCAGGACTATCACATTATTGTGCATCCAAGATGTGTGAACTTTATCACTGAAATAAGCAACTACACTTGGGACACAGACACAAAGACAGGTAAGAAGCTGAACAGACCGATTGATGACTTCAATCACCTTATGGATGCAATGCGTTATGCGATTGAAAGCCTTATCAAAGGTGATGCGTTCAGTTTTGAATAGAAACAAATTAGTAACACAGACCCTTGGAAACATAGCGTTTTCAGGGGTTTTGATTATATTATGCAATGAAAGGGGTGAATGAACCAAGATGTTCAGCAACCTAATTGACACACTGACTTTGAAGGTCAGCAATTTCATATTACAGGGTGTTCATTCAAGGATGACTGACCGGGAATTTCTTGAAAAGGAAATTTCCAAGTGGAAATGTTCACCCCAACGCATTATGCAGATTAAGGGTTCACTGTATTATGACAATGAACACGATATTTTGAAGCGTAAGCGTACAATGATAGGTGAAAACGGTGAACTGCAAGTTGTTGAAAACTTGCCAAACAATAGGGTTATTGATAACCAGTATGCAAAGATGGTCAATCAGAAAGCAAATTATCTGTTCGGTCAGCCTTTTGCGATAGAAACAGAAAATGACCAATACGCTGAACTTTTGAAAAAAGTGTTCAATAAGCGTTTTATGAAAACCCTGAAAAACAGTGGCAAAGCTGCATATAACAACGGTATCTGTTGGTTATACCCTTATTACACTGAATCAGGGGAATTTTCTTTCAGGTTATTCCCCGGCTATGAAATATTACCGTTTTGGAAGGACAACGAACACACCATTTTAGACTTTGCTGTCAGGTTGTATTTGGTGATTGGCTATGAAGGTACAATCCCAAAGGTAATTGAAAAGGTCGAAGTTTATGATATGGATGGTGTTCACAAGTTCATTCTTGACAGGGGTACACTAATACCTGACCTTGCAAATGAAGGGGAATCTGATTGTTACCATGTGACAATGACCGATGAAAAAGGGAATGTAACAGGGTTCAACTGGTCAAGAATCCCACTGATACCACTGAAAGCAAATGAACAGGAAACACCGCTGTTGAAGAAAATCAAGTCATTACAGGATGGTATCAATGTGATGCTGTCTGACTTTGAAAACAATATGCAAGAGGATGCAAGAAACACAATCCTTGTCCTGAAAAACTATGATGGTACAGACTTGGGTGAGTTCAGAAAGAATCTTGCAACCTTTGGTGCAGTCAAGGTCAGATATGATGACAGTGCAAAGGGCGGTGTTGAAACCCTTGAAATCACAGTCAATGCGGAAAACTACAAAGCTATTATTGAGATATTCAAGAAAGCCTTGATTGAAAATGCAATGGGTTATGATGCCAAGGATGACAGGCTTTCAGGAAATCCAAACCAAATGAATATTCAATCAATGTATTCTGACATTGACATTGATGCAAACGATACTGAAACAGAGTATCAGGCAGCCTTTGAAGAAATACTTTGGTTTGTGAACGCACATCTTGCGAACACAGGACAGGGGAACTTTGAAGGTGAAGAAGTAAATGTCATCTTCAACAGAGATATTCTGATAAATGAATCAGAAGCTATTGATAATTGTCAGAAGTCAGTTGGAATCCTGTCTGATGAAACTATCATTGGTCAGCATCCTTGGGTGGATGACCCGCAGAAAGAATTGGAACGGTTGGAACAGCAGAAACAGAAGGAACAGGAAGAAATGCTTTCCCAGTACAATCCTTTTGGTCAGCAGAATCCGGCAAATCCGAACCAAGGCAATCAGGGCGGTGGTGTAGAAGATGAAGAATAGTGAATACTGGAAAAAAAGGTTTGAACTGCTTGAACAATCACAGAATCAGCAAGGGTTACAGTGCTATGCTGATATTGAAAAGCAGTACAGACAGGCACAGAAGCAGATTGAAGGTCAAATTGCTGCATGGTATCAGCGTTTTGCAAAAAATAACGGTATTACACTGGCAGATGCCCGGAAAATGTTGACCAGTAAAGAACTGGAAGAATTGAAATGGGACATAAACCAGTATATTCAGTATGGTGAAGAAAATGCAATCAATGGTACTTGGGTAAAACAGCTTGAAAATGCTTCTGCCCGGTATCACATAAGCAGACTTGAAGCCTTGAAACTGCAAACGCAGCAGAGCATTGAAGCAATGTTTGGAAATCAGCTTGACAGCATTGATTCAGCAATGCGGAACATATACACATCAGGATATTACCGAACCGCTTTTGAAATTCAGAAGGGTGTAGGGGTTGGTTGGGATTTTGCCACACTGGATGAAAAGCAGATTTCAAAGATTATCAACAAGCCTTGGGCGGTTGATGGGAAGAACTTTTCTGAAAGAATATGGGGGAATCGTCAGAAGTTGGTCAATGAACTGAACACTGAATTAACCCGTAATGTTATTTTAGGACAAGACCCACAGAAAGCTATTGATGCGATTGCCCGGAAAATGAACACTTCAAAAACTGCTGCCGGGCGGTTGGTTATGACAGAAGAAGCCTTTTTCAGTTCAGCAGCACAAAAGGACTGCTTTGCTGAACTGGATGTTGAGCAGTTTGAAATTGTGGCAACGCTTGATTCACACACTTCTGATATTTGCCGGGAAATGGATGGAAAGCATTTTCCTATGTCACAATGGGAAGTTGGTGTTACTGCACCGCCTTTTCATGTGTGGTGTAGGTCAACCACTGTTCCATTCTTTGATGACGAATTTGACAGTGTTGGTGAACGTGCTGCAAGGGGTGAGGATGGCAAGACTTATTATGTACCATCTGATATGACCTATAAGCAATGGCAACAGTCATTTGTTGAAGGTGACAAGACTGGATTGCAAGAAGCAACACCTGATGATACAATTAAGGCAAAGAAAGAAGTAAAACAAGTTGCAGAAGAATTGAAAGCTGAAAATTTTCCTTCTGCTTTTACTGCAAAATCAGAAATGAAGAATACACAGGCACTTGTTGACTATGTGAACAGTTTGGAAGGTGCAGATGCAAATACAGTTGCCTTGTTCAATCGAATGGGTAAACTGGAAAGTGTTGAAAGTAATGGTATACCCTTTAAGATTTCACATGGTAAAAATCATGCAGTTTCAACATCATCTTATACTTTTACCGGGGAACTGGCAGAAGTGAAGTTGACCATACCAAAATTACAGGGTGAAAATCTTGCCGGACAGGTGAACACAACATTACATGAAGAAATGCACCTTATGGACTTGTATGGTAGAAGCAACGTGAAGAAATCAGGTAACTGGTTCAGCACAAGCCGACAATCTTTAGTTGATAAGTTCAAACAGACTTCTTCTGATATGTCAGACGATGTGAAAAAATTATTTGCTGAACATGATGAAAAGTGGAAAGAAGTGTCAAGTGCTGTTCGTAGTAAGTACAATTCACAAATCACTGCATTGAATGATGCAATGATGAATAGAACTTTTCAGGGTACATATAGTGATTATAAAAAGCAGTATAGCAAGCTGCAATCACTGTTGGAATCTGAACGTGATTATGAGTGTAGAAACATCATGGGCGGTGGAATTGGAAACCTTCAAGATATTTACGATGCACTGTCAGGCGGTGTTTTTCGTGACACTGGTGTTGTTAAGTATGGTCATGGTGGAAAGTATTATCAATCTGTAAACAGTAGAGTACATGAAACTATTGCCAACTATGCAGCGTTGAGTGTGACAAGACCTGATTTGATTGAATTGTTACGTGCTGACAAGCCTGAACTTGTTGCTGAACTGGATGCAGTGATTGTTGAACTTTTGAAGAAAGCGGGTGGTGAATAATGGATGACAAAAAGCTGATAGAAAAATATGTCAAGGTGCGAAAACTGTTCTTTGAAGTAGATTTCCCACCTATGATGATTCAGTTCTTTGATTTAGACAGTGATGAACTACTCGATGAAAAAATAGAAGTTCTGACTGCATTAAAAGAAGGGAAACAGATTTCTGAAATTCCTAACTTTTATGATATTTTGGAACTGTACCCCAAAGATGGGGAACACTGGGATTGAACACCGTCATTTAGGCGGTGTTTTTTCATACCTTAACAAGTTATCAAGGGAATGAAAATAATTGAAATATGACCGTTATATGAGGTCAGAAAGGGGGTTCACAGGTACATGAAAACCAAGACTTAAAGAAAGGGTATGGTGGTCTGAAAATTATCTCCCGGTCACAGGGTCAGAGTGACACAGAAAGGCATCCGGCAACGGGTGCTTTTCTATTTGTCGGAGTTGGTCAAGACGTAAAACCGCAACAACCAAACAATCATGTGGGAGTTACCCCGTATAAAAACGTATTTGAAAGGATGGTGTCATTATGACAAGAAAACAGTTAGAAGATTTAGGACTTTCCAAGGAACAGGTTGACAGCATTATGAAAATCAATGGTGATGACATTGAAAATGCAAAATCTGCATCCTCTGCTGAAATCAAGAATTTACAGACAGAGGTTGACGGACTGAAAACACAGGTGTCTGACAGGGACAAACAGCTTGAAACCCTGAAAGCATCAGCCGGGGACAATGAAGCCCTGACAAAGCAGATTGCAGACTTACAGGCTGAAAATACCAAAGCCAAGGAAACACATGAATCTGAAATGACCCAGTTGAAGGTTGATTTTGCGGTTGAGAAAGCATTGACCGGGGCAAATGCAAAGAATATCAAGGCAGTTAAGGCACTTTTAGACCTGACGGATGCCAAACTTGACAAAGATGGTAATGTCAAGGGGTTGTCTGAACAGATTGAAAAGCTGACCACTGGTGAAGATACAAAGTTCTTATTCGATGCACCGCAGCAGAAACAGCAGCAGACATTCAAAGGCTTTCAGCCGGGGGCATCTGCACAGCAGAAGCCGGGAACAGAGGTTGATACCTCAAAAATGAACTATGATGAATTATGTGCCTACTTAGCGGAAAATCCTGATGCTAAGTTAGAGTAAAAGAAAGGAAAGGTGAAAAAGAATGGCGAACGATAAGTTTGATTCTAAGAGTTTTAACCCGCAGGCTTTCAAGTATATGGTCGGTAGAGTTCCGAACCTTCATATGCACGAAATCAAGAAGTCAAAAGCACTGGCGGGAAATCCTGACATTAAGGATGTGTTCAGTACACAGAACGGTACAAGTTACGCAAGAATTGCAATGCGTGGTCTGTTAGATGGTGATGCAGTCAACTATGACGGTCAGACAGACATTGAAGCAACAGGCACAAAGACCTTTGAACAGGGTGTTGTTGTGGTTGGTCGTGCTAAGGCATGGAAAGAAAAAGATTTCAGCTATGACATTACTGGCGGTGTTGACTTCATGCAGAATATCGCAAATCAGGTTGGTGATTACTGGGATGGTGTTGACCAGAATACCATTCTTGCGATTCTTGACGGTATTTTTGCAATGACAGGTGCAAAGAACCTTGAATTTGTCAACAACCACACCTATGACATTACTGAAAAGGTTGACGGTAAGGTTTCCGCAACCACACTGAACAGTGCAGCAAACAAGGCTTGTGGTGCGAACAAGAAGAAGTTCACACTGGTGTTCATGCACAGTGATGTTTCAACCAACCTTGAAAACCTGAACCTTGTTGCACACTTAAAGTACACAGACAAGGAAGGTATTCAGAGAGATTTAGACCTTTACACATGGAACGGTAAGTTGGTTGTCATTGATGATGATTTACCTACTGTTTCACAGGAAGGTTTCTATATCAAGGCAAAGTCCACTGATGAAGGTGCTGTTGAGGTTGTGGCAAATGATGCAACACCTACTGCAAAACAGGTCAAGTTGGAAGATGTAACACCCGTTGCAGACAGCTACACAACCTCGGCAGTTGGTGATTATGTGGTATTTGTGGATGCGTTCACAGAGTACACAACTTATGTCATGGGTAATGGTGCATTTTCTTATGAGGACATTGGTGCAAAAGTTCCGTATGCTATGGCAAGGGATGAAAAAACAGATGGTGGTGTTGACCTTCTGTATACCCGTCAGAGAAAAGTATTTGCACCTTTTGGTATTTCTTATGAGAAAAAGTCACAGGCAACACTTTCACCTACTGATGCAGAGTTGAAGAACGGTGAAAACTGGTCACTGGTACATTCCGGGGAATCAGTTGCAGCAAACCGCAGCTACATCAACCACAAGGCAATTCCGATTGCCCGCATCATTTCAAGGGGATAATCTGAAAGGGTGGTTACTATGTTTAATACTGATGCAGTAAAAGACAGGCTGAAATCTTTGGGTTATGAGGTCAAGGCAGATGATGAATTTGCCTTGACCTTTTGCGTTGAGAAAGTACGCAGCACCATCAAAAATGAAATCAACTGGCAAGATGTGCCGGAAGGACTGGAACACATAGCTGTTGATATGGCAGCGGGTGAATTTCTTCTTTCCAAGAAAACCTTTGCACCAAATGACCTTGTTGGGTTTGATTTAGATTATGCAGTAAAGCAGATTCAGACAGGTGACACCAACACCGTTTTTGCAACTGGTGAAGGTAGCTTGACACCTGAACAAAGGCTGACCGCCTTCATCAATTACCTTTTATCCTATGGAAAGGCTGAATTTAATTCATTCAGGCGAATCCGATGGTAAACGCAATTCAGGCAGCACAAAAGGCTGCAAGAAAGGCTATTGAAGCAACCTATTTTGGTACTTTGACAGTCACAGAAAGGAAAAAGGAAAAAGATGAAAGGTCGAAGCTGACAAAAGATGTTGAAGTGGTTGTTTTGGAAAATCAACCATGTAAATTGTCATTTGAAAAACTGCAAACTGCTATTCAGTCAGATTCAGCAGCAACCATCACACAGGTGACGAAATTATTTGTTTCCCCTGATATTTCAATTAATGCGGGTTCAAAAATCACTGTATCACAGGATAATGTGACTACTGATTACACTTGCAGCGGTGTCCCGGCAATATATCCGACACATCAGGAAATTATTCTTGAATTGTTCAAGGACTTTGCATAATGGGTAGAATGGGGAATTTCAATATTGATGGGTTGAAAAAGTTCAGGGATGAACTGAACAAGCTGCAAGACCCTGATAAATTTGTTGAAGTGTGTGCAAAGGAACTTGCTGCCCGTTTATTGCGGATGGTGGTGAAAAGAACCCCGGTGGGGGAATATCCAAAGAGTTCAGGAAAAAAAGGCGGTACTTTAAGGCGTGGGTGGACTGGTGAAAAAAGGTCATCTGCACAGAATTATGCTGATTCTCTGACTGTTCATCATTTTGGTGATACTTATGTCATTGAGATTGTGAACCCGGTTGAATACGCATCCTATGTTGAATATGGTCACAGAACCGCAAATCACAAAGGATGGGTCAAGGGTAGGTTTATGATGACCATATCTGAACAGGAACTTGAAAAGATTGCCCCGAAGGTACTTGAAAACAAGATAAAAAAATATTTAGGGGGATGTTTGAAATGATAAATTCAATAATTGAAGCAATCAGCATTTCCCTGAATGAAGAATTTGGGGATGGCTATGAAACCCACATGGAAGAAATCAAGCAAGGTTTGAAAGAACCTTGTTTTTTTATTACTTGTCTGAACCCCACAACCGAACTGTTCCTTGGAAAGCGTTATTTCCGAACCAATCAGTTTTGCATCCAGTATTTCCCTGAAACTAATGAAAAGCAAAGGGAATGTAATGGTGTGGCTGAAAGAATGTTGCAGTGCTTGGAGTACATCACAATCTATGGTGAGGATAAGCCAATCATGGGGACAAAGATGAAATATGAAGTGGTTGACGGTGTTCTGAATTTCTTTGTGAATTATGACTGTTTTATCAGAAAAACAGAGCAGCAGACACCTATGGAAAGTTTACAGGCAAGTACCAGTGTGAAGGAAGGTGGTTGATTTGGCGGCAACAAGAAAAAATACAGGCGGTGCAAAAACTGAACAGAATGAACAGAAGTTCAGCAAGGAACAGATTCTTGCATCTGCCCGGTATGCAAACAGAAGGGACTTGGTGGATGCCCTTCTTGATAAAGATAAAAGTTACACCTTTGAAACTGTTGACAACATGATTGAGAAATATAAGAAAGGACAGGTGAAATAATATGGCTTTAGGTGGCGGTAGTTTTACCACACAGAATAAAGAACTTCCCGGTGCATATATCAACTTTGTATCGGCTGCATCTGCATCTGCTGCACTGTCTGACAGGGGAATTGCTACAATGCCCCTTGAACTTGACTGGGGCAAAGAAGGGGAAGTTTTTGAAGTAACCAGTGGAGATTTTCAGAAGAACAGCCTGAAAATTTTTGGGTATGCCTATGACAATCCTAAGATGAAAGGTCTTAGGGATTTGTTCATTGGTGCTAAGACATTGTATGCGTATCGTTTGAATGGCGGTGGAACAAAGGCAGAAAATACTTTTGCAACTGCTTTATATGGCGGTACACGTGGAAATGATTTGAAGATTGTCATTCAGGCAAATACAGACGATTCCAAGAAGTTTGATGTTATCACATACCTTGGAACAGTCAAGGTTGATTCACAGACTGTCACAAAGGCATCTGAACTTGTGGCAAATGAGTATGTGACATTTAAGACCGATGCAACGCTTGCAGCAACAGCTTCAACACCGTTATCAGGTGGTACAAATGGAACTGTTGACGGTACTGCACATCAGACTTACTTGGATAAGATTGAATCTTATACCTATAACGCAATGGGTGCAGTGGTTACAGATGAAACCACAAAGAAACTGTATGTTGCGTTCAACAAGCGTTTGCGTGATGAAATGGGTATCAAGTTCCAGTTGATTCTTTACACCATTGCTGCCGATTTCATGGGTACTATCAGTGTTAAGAACAAGGTAACTGATGATGGTTGGTCAGAAGCATCCCTTGTGTACTGGGTAACTGGTATTCAGGCGGGTTGTGCAGTCAACAAGTCTTGTCAGAATAAGAAGTATGACGGTGAATTTACCGTTGACACTGATTATACGCAGACAGAGTTGAAACAGGCAACGAAGAACGGTGAATTTGTACTTCACAAAGTAAATGCTGATGTTCGTGTTCTTGAAGATATTAACACAATGGTCACAACTTCTGATACTTGTGGTGATGTATTTAAGGACAATCAGACAATCAGGGTCATTGACCAGTTAGGTAATGATGATGCTGTTCTGTTCAATACCAAGTATTTAGGTGTTGTTCCTAACAACGCATCAGGCAGAACTTCCCTTTGGTCTGACCTTGTAAAAATCAGAAGTCAGTTACAGGATTTAGGTGCAATCGAAAACTTCAATGATTCTGATGTTACGGTTGCACAGGGCGATTCCAAAAAGGCGGTTGTGGTTACTTCTGCAATTACCGTTGTGAACGCTATGGGTAAACTTTATATGACAGTTACGGTTGCGTAAGAAAGTGGGTGATAAAAGATGAACGATAACATTACTATGAAAGCAAGGGACACCATTGCTGCAAAGTTGGCTGAATGTTTTATCACGATTGGAACACGCAGATACAACTTCATGCAGATGATTGACATGGAAGCAAAGGTTGAAAAGACCAAGACCACAGTTCCCCGCCTTGGTGCTATTATGGCGGGTCACAAGTCATGCGGTATGGAAGGTACATTTTCAGGAACTGCACATTATAACCAGTCAGTGCTTAGACAGGCACTTCTTGATTATAAGAACACAGGTCAGGATGTGTACTTTGAAATGCAGATTACTAACGATGACCCGACAAGTGAAGCGGGCAGACAGACAATCATCTTCTATGATTGCAATACTGACGGTGGTATTCTTGCAAAATTCGATGCTGACGGTGAGTATTTGGATGAAGAAATTGAAGGAACATTTGAGGATTTCTCAATGCCTGAATCTTTTGCAAATCTGACCGGATTTCTTACCAACTAAACAATGAAAAACCCCTTGTGTGAGTTTATATAACGCTCATATAAGGGGTTTTTGCTATTCAATGATAAACAGAAAGGGGACAAATAAAAATGTCAAAATTCAGTCGATTTATGAAAGCGAACAAAATCGCAAAGGCAAATGAAAAATATGCACCTACAACCACATTACAGGATGAAAACGGTGAACCGCTGAAATGGGAGTTCAAACAGATTACTTCCAAGGAAAATGAAGCGTTGCGTGATTCCTGTACCATTGAAGTCCCGGTTAAGGGCAAGCCGAACCTTTACAGACCAAAAGTGAAAACCGCTGAATACCTTGCAAAGATGATTGTGGCATCCACTGTATACCCTGACCTTTACGATAAGGAATTACAGGATTCATACGGTGTTATGACCCCGGAAGAACTTCTTTATGCAATGGTTGACAATGCCGGAGAATATCAGGACTTCACAGTTTGGATGCAGAAGTTTCAGGGATTTACCAAGAGCCTTGATGACAAGGTGGATGAAGCAAAAAACTAATTGAAGAAGGGGATGGTGAAGCAAATTATGCTTACTATGCCCTTCACAAACTTCATATTCTGCCAAGTCAATTCTTGGAAATGGATGAACAAGAAAAGGCTTTTGTAATAGCAGCTATAAAAATCAAAGTCGAAAATGACAAGAAGGAAAAGAAAAAAGCGGAAAGCAAAGCGAAGAAAAAACACTAAGAAAGGCAGGTGATAAGGGGTGTCATCTATTCAGACAGGTATTGAACTTAATGACCAGTTCAGCGGTGTATTGAACAATATTGTAAATTCGGTGAACCTTGCTGTTTCTGCAATGTATGATATGCAACAGAGCATGAACGCAGACATTGACACAAGCAGTATTGAAGGTGCAAGGGATGAAATCAATCAGGCAACCGCAGCAATCAACGCAATGAATGAAGCCTTGAACAATCAGACTGCACCTGATATTGCACCGCCTGTTGTGGATGAAGGGAATCAAGAACCGATTCCCGCACCGATTGACCCCATAATTCCTGACCCGCTTGTTGAAAATCCTGAACCCATCAGACCGGAGATTCAGCCAAATGCACCCCCTGAACCTGTTGAAGTACCTATTCAGTGGGAATCTGACAACTTGGAAGTATTCACTGGCACTGGAATTGAACGGTTTCAGCAAGAAGTTCAGAGTGCAAACAGTATGTTGGAACAGTTAAGCAGTACGCAAGATGCGATTGCAAGACAGGCATACAATACAAATCTGTTCCCGCCTGAATCATTTCAGGATTTGAACAGGTTGGCGGTTCGGATTGATTCAGTTCGTGACCGTATTCAGCAGATTGAGAATAACCCTGTAAACCTTGGAACAGATACCGCAAATGCAGAACTTGAACAGTTACGTTCACAGTTGAACACAGCAATTCAGGAACAAAATGAACTGAATCAGGCAATGCAGAACATGGATGTTTCTGCTGCAAATGATGCTTATTTGCGTTTGTCACAGACAGTTAGCGGAACAGAACGGTATATCAGGGACAATGTTGACGAACAGGGGCGTTTCAATCAGGAAATTCAGGAAGGTACACAACAGGCAAATGAACTGACCAATACAATCAAGAACGCTGTTTTGGCATTTGTAAGTATTCAAAGTATTGGGAAAGCGTTGAACATTTCTGATGAACTTGTTCAGACCACTTCCCGCCTAAATATGATGAATGATGGACTGCAAAGCATACAGGAACTTGTCAACATGGTATATGCAGCAGCACAAGATGCACGTGGTTCATTTTCTGAAATGGCAGATGTGGTTGCAAGGTTCGGTAATAATGCCGGTGATGCGTTTGGCAGTTCAGAAGAAGTTGTTGCGTTTGCTGACCTGATTCAAAAGCAGATGACGATTGCCGGGGCAAGTACACAAGAAGCAAGCAATGCAATGTTGCAGTTATCACAGGCTTTGGGTTCAGGCGTGTTGCGTGGTGATGAATTGAACAGCATCTTTGAACAAGCACCTAACCTGATTCAATCTATTGCTGATTACTTGGATGTACCTATTGGTCAAATCCGGGAAATGGCATCAGAAGGTGAACTTTCAGCGGATGTTGTAAAAGCTGCAATTTTTGCAAGTGCAGATGAAATCAATGCCAAGTTTGAAGAAATGCCTATGACTTGGGGGCAGATTTGGCAGTCAATGAAGAACACAGCAATGATTGCTTTTCAGCCTGTACTTCAAAGATTGAACGATATAGCCAACAGTGAAGCATTTCAGACATTCGTGAACGGTGCGATTGAAGCAATGGCAACACTTGCAAATGTTGTACTGAACATTTTTGAACTGATTGGTACAGTTGGCGGTTTTATTGCTGATAACTGGTCTATTATCAGTCCTATTATCTATGGTGTCATTGGTGCGTTGGCGGTATATGCAGCTTACCTTGGCATTGTAAAAGGGATTGAACTGGCAAGTGCAGCGGCAAAAGGTGTGTTAGCAGTAGCGGAATTTATACACGTTGCAGCTTTGGCAGCACAGACCGGGGCAACGATTTCTGCAACCGCTGCACAGTTAGGTTTGAATGGTGCAATGTATGCGTGTCCTATCGTTTGGATAATCATGCTTATTATTGCCCTGATTGCAATAATATTTGCAGTATGTTCAGCTATTGCCAAACTGACAGGTGTTGCAAATTCAGGGTTCGGTGTAATTACTGGCGGTATCAATGTTGTGATTCAGTTTTTCAAGAATTTGGGTCTTACCGTTGCAAATATCGCCCTTGGTATTGGTAATGCAATCGCAGCCTTGGGAAGTAACATAATGACAGCATTTCACAATGCAATCTGTTCTGTTCAGGCGTGGTGGTATGACTTACTTTCAACCTGTTTATCAGTCATTGAAAGTATTTGTGCAGCCTTGAACAAGTTGCCTTTTGTAGAATTTGACTATTCAGGTATTTCAAATGCAGCAGATGACTATGCAGCAAAGGCAGCAGAAGCAGCCGGAAACAAAGAAGATTACACCAGTATTTCAGATGCGTTCAATGATGGATTTTCAACATTTGACACATTTCAAGACGGATGGGCAGCAGATGCCTTTGATGCGGGTGCTTCTTGGGGTGACGGTGTTGCAGATGCAGTCAGCAATTTCAGCTTGTCAGATGTGTTTGGCGGTACAGATATACCAAATGTTGATGACTACACATCAGGTTTTAGTGATGCAATCGCAAATTCAGGTGTTGGTGACAACCTTGGAAGTATTGCTGATGACACTGGTGCAATCAAGGACAACATGGATATTACACAGGAAGATTTGAAGTATTTGCGTGATATTGCTGAACAAGAAGCAGTGAACAGGTACACAGTCGCAGAAATTAACATTGACCAGTCAGGTATGCAGAATAACATCAGTAGCGGTGACGATATTGACGGATTTATGACAAAACTGACAGATTCAGTGAATGAAGCGGTTGATAATATGACGGAAGGGGTGCATGAGTAAATGGCGTATGATGTATACTTGAAAAATTGTCTGTTACCCGTCACCCCTGAAAAGATACAGACAAAAATCAATAACAAAAATAAGACGGTAACACTTATCAATGAAGGTGAAATCAATATCCTGAAAAAAGCGGGGTTGACCGACATTGAATTTGAATGTGAAATACCACAGGTAAAACATCCTTATGCAGTCTATAAGTCAGGCTTTAAGGATGCCGGGTATTTCTTTGACATTTTTGAAGAACTGAAAAAGAGTAATAAACCGTTCCAGTTCATTGTATGCAGAAAAACCCCAGTTGGGAAACAACTGCTGAACACGAACATCAAGGTATCAATGGAAGATTGGAAAATCACAGAAGATGCTAAAAAAGACGGTTTTGATTTCAGGGTAAAAATCAACTTGAAGCAGTACCGGGAATACGGGACAAAAACGGTGAACATTCAGATTGCAGCATCGAAGCCAAAGGCAAGTGCTGAACCTAAACGTGAAACCAACAATTCACCCGCCCCGGCATCTGCACAAACCTACACAGTAGTAAAGGGTGATTGTCTTTGGAACATTGCAAAGAAGTTTTATGGTAACGGTTCAAAGTATACGGTCATCTATAACGCAAACAAGGGTGTCATTGGTGGCAATCCTAATTTGATTTATCCGGGACAAGTTTTGACGATTCCGGCAGCATAGAAAGGGGTGTTTGAAATGAATGTTGAACTATTGGTTGGGAATGAATCAGGAACAAAAGTGTACCAACCCGCAGTTCAGGAAGGAATTGAATGGTCAACAGAACGAAAAGACACCCCCGGTAAACTGGTTTTCAAAGTCCTGAAAGATGACATTCTTGATTTTTCAGAAGGTAGTCCTGTCAGGATGAAGGTTGACGGTGACAATGTATTTTTTGGTTTTGTGTTCAAGCAACAGCGGGCAAAAGACCAAATTATCACAGTCACCGCCTATGACCAGTTGCGATATTTGAAAAATAAAGACACCAAAGTGTATGAAGGAAAAACTGCTTCACAGTTTACAAAAATGATAGCAGATGACTATGCACTGAATGTTGGCACATTGGAAGATACCGGGTATGTCATAGAATCAAGGGTTGAAGAAAATACTTCACTGTTTGAAATGATTGCAAACGCCCTTGACCTGACCTTGACAAATACCGGGGAAATGTATGTTTTGTATGACGATTTTGGAAAACTGACACTGAAAAGCCTATCTTCAATGTATGTGGGTGTTCCGGGTGCATACCTGATGATTGATGAAGAAACAGGTGAAAACTTTGACTATACTTCATCTATTGATGAAAACACCTATAACAAAATCAAGTTGACATATGACAATGAAGATACTGGTTACAGGGAAGTTTATATTGCACAGGATTCTTCCAACATCAATAAGTGGGGAATCTTGCAGTATTTTGACACATTACAGAAGGGTGAAAATGGTCAGGCAAAGGCTGATGCACTTTTGAAGCTATACAACAAAAAGACCCGTAACCTGAAAATCACAAATGCCCTCGGTGACAATAGGGTCAGGGCGGGTTCAATGGTAGTAATCAACCTTGACCTTGGAGATATAAAGCTGAAAAACTGGATGCTTGTTGAAAAATGCAAGCATACCTACAAGGAAGGTGAACATTGGATGGATTTGACACTTAGAGGGGGTGAATTTGTTGCCTGATGCAAATGAACTTGTGGCACTATTGAAAAAGGCAGCACTGGATGCAGTCGAAGCATCCAAACCTGTCAATGTGTATTTTGGTGAAGTATTAAGTGCTTCACCGCTAAAAATCAATGTTGAACAGAAGATGATTCTTGGTGAAAAGCAGTTGATTCTTTCAAGGAATGTGACAGATTTCACCACAATGGTCACTGTTGACTGGCTGACAGAAAGCAGCCTAAGCACACACACCCATACAGTACAAGGTTCAGATGGAAACGGTGACAGTATTGACCTAACCACTGGTGCAAAGAACCTTGCACACACCCATAAGATTACAGGAAAGAAGAAAATCACCGTTCATAATGGCTTGGTTGTCGGTGATGAAGTTATCCTGATAAGACAGCAAGAAGGTCAAAAATTTATCGTATGGGATAGGATTGGAAAATGATACCTTCAACAGTTGGTTTTTTAGACCAAGATTTTGACATTGAAGAACAACCAAGCCTAACTTATAAAATGGATTTAGATGGTGATTCAATCAGGGGTCTTGTGGATGAACAGGATGCCATGAAGCAGATGATTTTCAGAACACTGCAAACAGAACGGTATCAGTACATCATATATCCGTGGTATTACGGCATTGAAACACTTGACCTGTACGGTGAACCTGTTACTTGGGTTTGCCCTGAATTAGAACGCAGAATCAGTGAAGCGTTAGCCATTGATGAAAGAATCACGGGTGTGACCGACTTTGAATTTGACCTGACGGTCAAAGGTGTGGTTCATGCCTATTTTACCGTAAAAACAATTTACGGTGATATTAAAGCAGAGAAGGGGGTGAAGATTTAGAATGTATGAAGATCAGACTTATGACATTATCCTTGAAAGGATGATGAACCGGGTATCTGACAAATTTGACAAAAGACCGTCATCCCCTGTTTATGATCTGCATAGTTCAACCGCCATTGAATTTCAGATTTTATACATTGAGTTGGAATATCTGATAAAAAATTCATACGGTGATACTGCTGCAAGGGAATTTCTGATCTTGCTTGCAAAGGACAGGGGACTTTCACCTGAACCCGCAACCAAGGCAATCTTACAGGGTGAGTTCACACCAACAAACATTGATGTTACTGGAAAGCGTTTCAACATCGGTGAAATAAACTATGTTGTGACTGAACAGATCACACCGGGAACATACAAGGTTCAGTGTGAAACAGAAGGTGTTGTTGGCAATCAGTACCTTGGGGATATGATACCAATGGAATATATTGACGGATTGCAGACGGCAAGCCTGACAAGCGTACTTATTCCCGGTGAAGATGAAGAAGATACAGAAGTTTTCAGACAGCGTTACTTTGACAGCTTCAATGAACAGTCCTTTGGTGGCAACCACGCTGATTATATGGCAAAGGTCAAAAGTATTGAAGGTGTTGGGTCATGTAAGGTCAAGCGTGTTTGGAATGGTGACATTAGACCCGCTGACATGATCGTCAGTACAGTGGTCAAGAGCTGGTATGAATCAATCATTTCAACAGTTCCGGCAGCAGTCAAACCGTGGCTTGATGCCGTATATAATGCAGCCAAGGACAAGAAACTGACGGTTGGTGGTACTGTTCATGTAGTCATCACTGATTCTGATGATTATGGTGAAGCAAGTTCAACACTTGTTCAATATGTTCAGCAGACACTTGACCCGGAAGAAACTGCCGGGGAAGGTTACGGACTTGCACCAATCGGTCATGTGGTCAGTGTAGCAAGTGCATCACCTGTCAGTATTGAGGTCAAGACCACGGTAACCTTTGAAGAAGGTCACAACTGGTCAAATACCAAGGCAGCCATTGCAGAAGCAGTTGATGCGTACTTCTTGGAATTAAGAAAGAACTGGTCAGAAACATCACAAACTATTGTCAGGGTATCGCAGATTGAAAACCGCATCCTTGGCGTTGATGGCGTGGTGGATGTGACCGGGACAAAGCTGAACGGCACGGCAAGCAATATGACCTTGACAGAATTTTGCATACCAAAGTTAGGGGGTGTTTCTGCATGATAAGAGAAGTTGACCTTGTTTCATACTTACCGCCATTCATGCAGAGTTACAAAGAACCCGTTGCAGCACTTGAAGCGGAAAACCCTGAATTTAGTCTGATGTGGTCGGCAACTGACAGGTGTTTGCGTAACCGCTTCATTTCAACCGCTGATGAATATGGAATCAGCCGATTTGAAAAGATGCTGAAAATATACCCAACTGCTGATGATACCCTTGAATCAAGGCGTTCAAGGGTTCAAAGCAAGTGGTTCAACACAATCCCGTACACTTGGAAAGTGTTGCTTCAAAAGTTGCTTGTCCTTTGTGGTGACAGTGATTTTGAAGTGACTGGTGATTTCAAGACTGGGTACACACTGTATATTGACACTGACCTTGAATTATATGGTCAGGTGGAAGAACTGGAAAACATCATAAACACAATGATTCCTGAAAATCTTGTGGTTGTATCTAAGAACAGCATCCCTTGCAACATCAAAGGTGCTGTTCTTTTTGGTGGTGGCATCTGCTTCATCAATGAATTTATCATCACAAACGATTTCCGGGAAGTGTTTGATGTGAACGGTTCATCAGTCTTTGGTGGTGGAATCGTTCAGACTGAAATGCTGAACATCACAAATGACAGTCAGGAAACAGTGAGTGTTCAGGGTACAGTGAACTTTGGTGGTAAGGCAACAGATACCGCAATGGTAACCATTTCAACAGATTTTAATGAAACAATCCGGGCAGATATGGATGCAAAGGCAGCATCCGGCGTTGTTCAGGTAGACTTCATTGAGATAAAAACAACATAGAAAGGAATGATAAGATGGCAGAGTATTCAAAACTTTACATCACAAACAATGGTCAGGCACTTATGGCAAAGATGATTGCCGGGTCAGGAAACATTGATTTTACAAAAGTATGTTCTTCCAGTACCCAGTACACTGAAAGTCAGTTACAGGCATTGACCGCACTTAGCAACATCAAGCAGACAACCCTTGTTTCCAAGGTTACCCGCACAAATGAGGTTGCAATCAAAATTGATGCAGCATATTCCAATGTAGACCTGAAAGAAGGTTACTATATGCGTACACTTGGCTTATATGCCGTTGACCCTGACAAGGGTGAAATCCTGTATGCAGTCTGCATTGAAAAGTCAAATAACTGTTATATGCCACCATATAACGGTGTTACGGTATCGGCTGCATACTTACAGTTATATACCACAGTAGGCAACGCTGACAGCGTATCACTTGCAGTCAGTCCGGGTGCGTATGCAACGGTTGGTGACATTCAGGCACTTGAAAAAGAAATTGCTGATCTGAAAGCCTATGTTGGATATTCAGACGGTGACATTTATGGTGTTGAAGTGGACTTTGAAAACAAGAAGTTCACAAGACTTGCCGGGGCAGTAAACCGTTCAGCGGGTTCAGGGTTTGACGGAATCAATGCATTTGGTGGCAGAAAGCGTTGTAACCTTACCAATGACGGACGTGTTGCTGCATATTATGGTGAAGCCGGATTTTCTACTACTGGAAAACTGACACAGGCGGTTGACCGTAACCCGGTAGGTACTGAATCACCTGATGAAAACCTGAAATTCAGTGCCGGGACAATCGTTCAGGTAATGGTTGAACAGCCAAAGTTTTATTACAAGGTTGTACCGCTTAAAACTGAAAAGAGAACCAAGGGGGCAATCACAAGAAAAATCAGATACTATGTATCAGATACACCAAAGGCGGGATTCAAACTTCATCCGGCGTTCATTGTAAATGGTCAGGAAAATGATGTTGCATATCTTGCAGCCTTTGAAGGTTCACTTTGGGATGCATCTGCATCAGCATACATTCTTGATGATTCACAGGTTGCTGACTTTGCTGCTGATATGTTATGCAGTATTGCCAATGCAAAACCGCTTTCAGGACTTACACAGAACGCAACCCGTGCCAATATCAGAAAACTTGCTGAAAAACGTGGTACTGGTTGGGAACAGGGTGTTGTTCAGACGGCATCCGCTTCACAGATGCTTATGCTGATTGAATATGCAACCTTCAACATGCAGTCTGTTATTGGTAACGGTGCAGTTTCAAAGACTGATGACGGTAAAACACCCATGACAGAAAATACAGGTGCAACAATCACCCTTGGTAATGCATCAGGTTCAGTTGTCAATGCTAACGGTATTCAGATTGTGTCATACCGTGGTGAAGAAAACTTTTGGGGCAACATTTGGTGGTGGATTGATGGAATCAATCACTATGCAAATGCAACCACAGGTGAATGTGATACCTATGTTGCAGATCATGGTTTTACTGATGACAGTAAGGCAACACCTTATGAAGATACAGGAATGTGTGCAAAGTATGGAAACGGTTATATTTCCGCTTTCTGTTATTCAGAAGATTTTGATTGGTTGTTCTTACCGGGTGAGTTCAATGGAAACACTGCACTTCCTGTTGGTGATTACTGTTGGAATCAGAACGGTACTGGTTGGCGTGTCGCTAGGTTGGGTGCTCGTTGGACTGATGGCTTGGCTGCCGGTGCTTTCTATTGGTATCTGAATCATGCTTCTTCTCATCGTGGTCGGACTATCGGCGGTCGGTTGGTGTATCGAAAAAAGATAGCAGCATAACAGGCAACCAGTAATTCACACAATTTTAGGTAATCAGGATGCTAAAGATGACGATTTTCAAGCAGAATGACAATAAAAAGACAAAAAACCAATGTCACTAAATTAGGTGCTAATTGGAATAATGGCTTGAATACCAGTGCTTTCTATTGGAATCTGAATAATGCTTCTTCTAATCGTAATCGGAATATCAGCAGTCAGTTAGTAAATGCACAAATATCACTTGAAACACCCCGTCAGAAATGGCGGGGTGTTCTTATAAATCAATGTACTGAAAACTGATTACCGTGCCACTTGGCAAAACATCAAAATACATGGGCTGTATTAGTAGACTGTCACCTGACGGGTTGAAAGTTCGGTTCAGTGCATACAGAAGGGAACAGACAAGCGTGAAACGGTATGGCAATCTTTATGAAAAAATCTGTTCAATGGATAACCTGTATCTTGCGTTTCAACACGCAAAGAAAGGCAAAGGATGGTACAAGGAAGTTCAGCAGATTGAGAAAAGACCATACTACTATTTGGCGGGTCTGCAATGGATGCTTCAAAACCATTTATACAAAACTTCGGAATATGCCACTTTTACGAAAAAGGACGGCAAGAAGGAACGGGAAATATACAAACTTCCATTCTTCCCTGACAGAATTGCACAATGGGCGGTTTTACAGGTGATTGAACCGCAGTTATTAGCGTATTTTACTGATGACACATATTCAGCAATACCAAACAAGGGTATTCATGCAGCATACAAGAAGTTACGGTTGGCGGTTGATACCGTGCCGGAAGAAATGACCTATTGCTTGAAAATAGACTGCAAGAAATTTTACCCTTCCATTGACCACGAAACACTAAAACAGAAGTTCAGACGGAAGTACAAAGACCCTGAACTGCTTGAACTGATTGATGAAGTAATTGATTCAATCAGCACTTGTCCGGCAACGGATGAAAACATTGAATTTTATCGGTCTTGTGGTAATGAAATCAAGATAGTGAAGGTAAACGGCAAGGACTTCATTGAAGGTGTCGGTATTCCAATAGGGAATTACTTTTCACAGTATGACGGCAATTTCTTCCTATCAGGTTTTGATCACTGGATAAAAGAAGTTAAGCGGGTAAAGCACTATTACCGTTATATGGATGATATTTGTATTTTTGCAAGAACCAAAGAAGAACTGCATCAGTTACTTGCAGAAATCAATGAATATTTCATACAGAATTTGAAATTAAGAATAAAAGGCAACTATCAGATATTCCCTTTGTTCATCCGGGGTATTGATTTTGTAGGGTACAGGATTTTCTTGAAAGATACCCTTCTTAGAAAATCCACCTGTCAGGAATTTGAACGGAAAATGACCGCAATCAGGAAGAAGATTGAAAGCGGTCAGGAAATGAACTATTCAGAATGGTGTGCAATCAATTCCTATAAGGGTTGGTTGAAATATTGTGATAGCAGCCGATTGTCTGAAAAATATATTGAACCAATTCAGCCTTATGCTGATAGGTACTATAAAGATCATATCAAGAAAGGTGGTAAAAAGCATGAAAAAGTACGGAAAAGTACGCAGTACAAAGCAGCCTGAA